AGGCGTCGCCCCCCCCTGGTCCCTCACAAAAAAGAAAGGCGGCATGATGGCCGGTCGCACAGATCGCCCGCTGTCCGTCGTCAAGGCTGGCGAGACGCCGGCGAAGAAGGCGGCGCCGAGGAAACGCGCGCCGGCCAAGCCGCGGACGTTGGCGCAGGCGGCGAAGCTCTCGCGTAAGACGCTGCTCGAAACGCTGCGCGACAAGATCGCCAACGCCATGGACGATCCGCGCGCGCACCCGCGCGACGTCGGGAATCTCGTCAAGCAGTTGCTCGACGTTCAGAACCAGATCGACGCGCTGGCCGGCAAGCCGGCCGGCGGCAAGAAGGCCGAGCCGTCGGCAGTCGCGGACACCCCGAATGAAGTCTGGGACGAAGACGCGATCTAGGTCGTCGGCCGGCGCGAAGGACGCGACCAGACCGACGACGCCGAAGCCTCGATCGAGGCCGGCCGGCATGGTGGGCCCGAAGCTGTCTGAGGTTGCGCGGCACATCGTGCGGCCGGACGGCATTGTCGGGACGGCGTGGCCGCGCGTGCGGGACACGTGCAAGAACATCGGTTGGACGTTCGATCGCTGGCAGGACGGTCTAGGCCGGCTGATTCTGGCGCTCGACGGCACAGGGCTCTATGCCGCGGACACGTCCGTTATCAGCATCCCCCGACAGGTCGGCAAGACGTACCTGATCGGCTGCATCGTGTTCGCCCTGGCGCTGCTCACGCCTGGGCTGACTGTCATCTGGACCGCGCACCGGACGAAGACCGCGAAGGAAACGTTCGGCTCGATGAAGGCCATGTGCGCAACGCCGCTGGTGAACGCGCACGTGCGGAACGTCAGCGACGCGCGCGGCGACGAGGGAATCTATCTGCACAACGGGAGCCGGATCCTGTTTGGCGCGCGTGAGAACGGTTTCGGTCTGGGCTTCGCCGGCGTCGGAATCCTCGTGCTCGACGAGGCGCAGCGGCTCACCGACAAGGCCATGGACGACCTGATTCCGACGATGAACACCGTCGAGAATCCGTTGATCCTGCTCACTGGCACCCCGCCGCGGCCGACGGACTCGGGCGAAGTGTTCACGATGCTTCGGCAAGACGCGCTCGACGGCGAGTCCGAAGGCACGCTGTATGTCGAGTTCTCCGCGGACGAGGGCGCGCACCCCGACGACCGGGCGCAGCTGCGCAAGGCGAACCCGTCGTATCCGCACCGCACCAGTGAGCGCGCGATTCGGCGTATGCGAAAGAACCTCACCGAAGAGTCATTTCTGCGTGAGGCGTTCGGCATCTGGGACAAGGTGGTTCACCGGCCGGTCGTGACCGCGGCGCGGTGGCGCCGGCTGGAATCGACCGGGCCGGCTGCCGGCGTGAAGCCGAACGGATTCGGCGTCGACATGTCGCACTCGCGGATGGTGTCGGTAAACGCGGTCTGGCTCGACGGCGACCAGGCGCACACCGAGGAAGTCTGGGCCGGCGACGACACGGACGCTGCGGTGGCGTGGATCGCGGACGCGTGGAAGCGCGCCGGCCGGCGCACGGTGGTTGTCATCGACTCCGAATCGCCGGCTGCGTCGCTGGTCGTCGACCTCGAAAACGCCGGCGTCAACGTCTACGTGACCAGCGCGGCGAACATGGCCGCTGCGTGCGGCGCCGTGGAAAACCGGCTGAAAGCTGGCACTCTTACCCATGGAGGACAAATGTCGGTTACGGACGCAGTGGTGAAAAATGGAAAACGTCGGCCGATCCGCGGCGCCGGCGGCTGGGGCTGGGACCGGCGGAACCCATCGAGCCAGATTCACCAGGCGGTCGCAATGACGCTGGCGCTCTACGGAGCAACGAAGCACAAACGGGCGACGCGGCAGCGTCGATCCGAGACAGGCAGAGAGGCGGTCGTGCTGTGACGGAGGAAACGACGTCGGCGTCGAAGTTCACGTTCCGAATCCCGGAGCTGAACGACGACGTGGTGGACAAGGTGAACGGGCTGTACCAGCAGCTCGTCGATCGCACACCGCGGAATCTGCTTCGAGCATCGTTCTACGACGGCAAGTACGCGATCCGGCAGATCGGCAACCTGATTCCCCCGGAGTATCTGCGGACGGCGACTGTGCTCGGCTGGTCGGCGAAGGCCGTCGACACGCTGGCGCGGCGCTGCAACCTCGAATCGTTCGTCTGGCCGGACGGCGACTACGGCAGCATCGGCGGGCCCGACGTCTGGGACGAGAATTTCTTCGCGACGAAGGCCAACAACGCCATGGTGTCGTCGCTGATCCACGGGCCGGCGTTTCTCATCAACACCGAGGGCGGCGCCGGCGAACCGGACTCGCTGATTCACGTCAAGTCGGCGATGCAGGCAACCGGCGAATGGAATGCGCGTCGGAATGCCATGGACTCGCTTCTGTCGATCACCAGTCGCGACGATCGAGGCCAACCGACCGGAATCGCGCTGTACGAGGACGGCGTGACCGTGACCGCGGACATGGACGACGACGGCGACTGGCACGCCGACGTTCGGACGCACAAGCTCGGCGTGCCCGTCGAGGTGCTGCCGTACCACCCGCGGGAGGACCGGCCGCTCGGATCGAGCCGCATCACCCGGCCTGTCATGTCGCTTCAGCAGCGCGCTCTCAAGGGCTGTATCCGCATGGATGGACACGCCGACGTCTACAGCTTCCCGCAGCTGATCTTGCTCGGCGCCGACGCGAAGAACTTCCGCAACAAGGACGGTTCGATGAAGCCGGCCTGGCAGATCGCGTTGGCGCGCGTGTTCGCGCTGCCCGACGACGAGGACGAACCCGACGCGGCGCGGGCCCGCGCGGACGTGAAGCAATTCCCGGCGTCGAGTCCGCAGCCGCATATCGAGATGCTGGAACAGATCGCGATGATGTTCAGCGGCGAGACGTCGATTCCGGTCGAATCGCTCGGATTCTCGAATCGCGCGAACCCGACGTCGGCCGACGCGTATATCGCATCGCGCGAAGACCTGATCGCCGAAGCCGAAGGCGCGACGGACGACTGGTCGCCGGCGTTCCGCCGATCCATGATCCGCGCGCTGGCGATCAAGAACGGGCTCGACCGGATCCCGCCCGAGTGGAAGACGATCGACGCGAAGTTCCGGTCGCCGCTGTACTTGTCGAAGGCGGCGCAGGCCGACGCCGGCGCGAAGATGCTCGGCGCGGGCCCGGAATGGCTCAAGGAAACCGAAGTCGGGCTCGAATTGCTCGGGCTCACTCCGCAGCAGGTGAAACGCGCGCTGGCCGAACGCCGGCGCGCTAGCTCGGTCTCGATCATCGAGGCGCTGAGCCGCCGGCAGCAGGAAGCGGCGCAGGCCGGCGAAGACCAGGACCAGGGCGCCGGCGAGCCGCCGGCCAACGAGCCGCCGGCCGCGCTGGGCCGGCCGACGCTGGTCGGCTAAATGTCGATCGGCGTTCCTGAATTCCGCGGCGCGTTGCTCGAATTGGGCAGCGGGCTCGATTCCGACGTCCGCAAAATGTCGACGGCACTCGCGACGCTCGACGACGGCGACGCGCTGCGCTACGTGTCCGACGCGTATCCCGAAATCGTGACGCCGTACCTGGCCGCGGCCGGCGACCTGACCGCGACGTGGTACGAGGACCAGCCGGCGGCGCTCGGCGCGAAACCGTTCATCGCTCAGCCGGCCGAGCTGCCGGCCGTCGAGCAGCTGGCGGCGAATGGACGCTGGGCGATCACCCAACAGTCGCCGACGTCGGCGCTGGAAGGCACCAGCCGCCGGCACCTGTTCAAGACACACCGCGAGACTGTGCTCACCAACGCCGACCGCGAAGGCGTGCGCTGGGCCCGCGAGGCGCGTCCGGGCGCGTGCGGATTCTGCCGGATGCTCGCAACCCGGATCCTGACCGAAGGCGAGCTCGGGGCGCCTGGGCTGTATCGGTCGAAGCGCTCGGCTCGGCGCAACCCGCACCGCTTCAACGCCGTTCGAGGCCACGACTTCTGTCGCTGCGTCGCTGTCCCCATCCGCGGCGGATCCGATTACGTCGTCCCCGATTACGTTCACGACTGGCTGGACGATTACGAAGCTGTATCTCGCGACGCCGACGGCTACCTCCACCCGCCCGGAAAGATCGCGGCGCTGATGGAGGACCGCGCGAAGTCGCGCGGCGAACTGTTCGGCGTCGACACCGAAACCAGCCTGATCCGCCGGCCGCGGCGCCGGCGCGGGCCCGAAGTCGTCGACCTCGACGCACCAGCTCGGGCGATCGAGGCGCCGGCCGGCGCGGTCCGCGAGAGCGTGGCCGGCGCGCAGCGTTTGACGCAGCGCAACGCGATTCGATTCGAGAACGCCGTTCAACCAGCCGCCGACCGGATCGCGCAGGCGCAGGCGATCGCCGAGCGCGCCGACGAAATCGTGTCCACCGCGGCGCGCGTGACCGGGCACGTCAAGCAGGTGACCGACGTCGCCGACAAGCTGCTCGGTTCGCAGTATCCGGCGATCCGCAGCGTCAAGGTTCTCGTCGACGCGGCCGACAAGGGACTCCGCTCGGCGAACCAGGTCACCGGCGGCGCTGTCCAGGTTGTGCGGATCGCCGATCGGACGCTTCAAGACACCGTGACGATCGCGCACGGCGTGCGGCAGGTCGCCGACGAGGTAGGCGGGTTGCTCGACGAGACCGCGGCGATCGCGCTCGGCGCGCGGGCTCTGCTCACCGACGCCGGCGCCGCGGCGCGCAACACCGCGGCCGAGCTCCGCAATGTGCGCAGCGTCGACGACCTGTCCGAGCGGATCACCGCGGCCGTCGACACCGCGGCCGGCATCCAGGCCGAAGGCGCCGCGCTGGTCGAACGGGCCCGCGCCACCGTCGACGCCACACAGGAGTTCGCGCAGGCCGTCATTACCGAGCTACCCGAAGCGTTGCGGGCTCCGGTCGCCGACATGCAGGAGCTCGCGCAGACCGTGCGCAATCTCGCTGCCGACGTCGAGCACGCCGGCGCCGACGCGGGCGCCGTGGCGCGCAGCGTGCGCCGGCTGGTCGACGCGCTGCGGGACTACCGGCGCGCCGAGCGTGCCACCGAAACGACCGCGGCGATCGAGGCGCGACGGGGGCCGATCCGGGTCACGTCCGAACGGCTCGACCTCACCGACGAGACCTGGGAACTGCCGGCCGGCGAAGGACAGTTGGCGATCGAGGCGCCGGAACGGCAGCTGGCCCTCAACCGCAAGCCGGCGCCGCTGGCGATCGAGGGCCCGCGGCAACCGCGGATGCTCACCGCGGCGCCGGACCGGCCGGCGATCGAACCGCCGGACCCGCACGCGATCGCCGACTGGCTCGACGCCGAAGACGAGCACTGGCACGCGGTCCAATACTGGCGCCGAGTCGACGAAGAGAACTTGCACTCGCTGCCACCGGCCGAGCGGATCCCGGACCGGCCGGCAGCGCCAGAACCGCCGGCAGCCGTCACCACACCGCCGGTTGAGATTCCCGACGATCCGGCGCCGGTGTCCAGCGTCCAGGCCGTCGAGCGCGCCGGCGAAACCGAGCTGGATCGCGCGGTCCGAGAGTTCGAAGAAGCACTCGCGACCGGCGACGAAGCGCTGATCGAGCGCACCGCGGCGGCGATGGAGCGTGCCGAGAAAGCCGAGCTGGCCGCGGCCGAACGCAAAGCCAAGGCAGCCGCTCGACGCGAAGCCTCACGCAACGCCGACCAGGACCGGATCTTCGAGCTGATCGAGGCCGGCGAAGATCCGCAGCTGGCGGAAGCCGAAGTGCTCACGTCGAACGCCGACGGGCGCCGGCGGATCAAGAAGCTGCTCGAAAAGGAGAAGCACCACACCGAAGAAACCGCACGTCGTGAGGTTTTCAACCACATTCTCGAGCGGATCCGCCGGCGCGACTTCATGGCGCAGGCGCGCGCCGACGGACACGAAGGCAAAGGATTCGACGACCTGCTCGATTCCGTGTTCGCGCGGCGCGTCGACGAGATCTACATCGAGGCCGAGAATGCGACCCGCGGGCACATGGTCAAGAGCAAGTATCAGCTCACCGTCGACCCGAAGCGGCTCTGGTACGTCAACGAGGCGACGGCGCGCAAATATATGTCCGAAGAGCTGGGCAACTGGTTCGATGAGAACGGCCGGATCACCCGGCCGATCATGCGGCAGATGATTTTGGACGGATCGACGAACTTCAGTTCGTACACCGCGCTAGTAGGGGACTTCGTGCAATGACATTCCGGGAAGAAGCCGAAGCCGCGCTGCGGGCCGGTCAGAACGCCGAAATCGGCGATCCGAACCCGTACAACGGGAAGTCACTCGCGCTGGCGAAGTGCTGGCAACGCGGGTACAAGACCATGCTCACGATCCGCACGGCGGCGACGCCGGCGCGACAGAAATACCTCGAAGGCCGGCAAGATCCGGCCGACGAAACGTAGCCAAACACGACGCTTGCACCGCGACATATGTCGGTTTTCGACATATGCGGGTTAACCTGGCGCTATCCGTTACCGAACGGAACGGACCCACCAGACACCCGAACCGGGAGCAAGCAGCATGGCGAATCAGGCCAACAACGCCGGCGGCGACCAGTCGCAGGCCGGCGAGCAGGACCAGCAGAACAACCAGGACCAGGGCGCGGCCGGCGGGAACGGCGGCGATTCTGGTAACCGCGAATACGAGCAGCTGCCAGACGATCATCCGCTGGTCAAGCGGCTCGAAGCGCTCAAGGCCGAGAACAAGGTTCTGAAGCCGAAAGCCAAGCTCGTCGACGACGCCGAAGAGGCGAAGAAGACCGACGCGCAGAAGATCGCGGATCTACAGACGAAGGTCGACGCGCTGCCGAAGCAGGTCGCGGAAGGACTGCGCGAGCACCTGGTCGAGCTGCACGGCATCGACAAGGACGACGCCGAACTGTTCCTGACGGGTGACACCCCGGAATTGCTGCTGAAGCAGGTCGCTCGGCTGTTGGAGTCATCCGGCACCGGCGGAACCAAGCGCAAGAACTACGTCCAAAAAGAGGGCAACCACCAGCGCAAACCGGCGGAAAACGAGAACGCGGCCTTCGCAAAAGGTCTGTTCGGCGGATCCGACGACTGACGCGGGCCCCTCACACAACCACCTGAGAAGGGTCAATTCACATGGCAACGTTCGGTACCGGAAACCTGAAGAACCTGCCCCGCAACATCGCGGACGGCATGGTCAAGGACGTCGTGCTCGGCTCGACGGTCGCGGCGCTGTCGGCGCGCAAGCCGCAGCGATTCGGCAATGAGGACATCATCACGTTCAACGGCCGGCCGAAGGCTGAGTTCGTCGGCGAGGGCCAGCAGAAGTCGAGCACCACGGGCGAATTCGACTTCGTGACCTCGACGCCGAAGAAGGCGCAGGTCACGATGCGCTTCAACGAGGAAGTCCAGTGGGCCGACGAGGACTACCAGCTCGGCGTTCTGCAAACCCTCAGCGAGGCCGGCGCCGAAGCGTTGGCGCGCGCGCTGGATCTGGGCCTGTATCACCGGATCAACCCGCTGACCGGAACCGTCATCCCCGGCTGGTCGAACTACCTCGGCGCCGCGAGCAAGCGCGTCGAGCTGACCGCGGACACGATCGCGAACCCCGATCTGGCGATCGAGGCCGCGGTCGGTCTGCTCGTCGCGAACGGACACCCGACACCGGTAAACGGTCTGGCACTGCATCCGTCGATCGCGTGGGGCCTGTCCACCGCGCGTTTCACCGACGGGCGCAAGAAGTTCCCCGAACTCGGACTCGGCATCGGGCTCAGCTCGTTCGAGGGAATCAACGCGTCGGTCTCCGACACAGTGAACGGCGGCGACGAGGCCGATCCCGACGATGAAGACCTGGACGCCGCGCGCGCTGTCCGCGGCATCGTGGGCGACTTCGCCAACGGCATCCACTGGGGCGTTCAGCGCGACATCCCCGTCGAGCTCATCAAGTACGGCGATCCCGACGGTCAGGGTGACCTCAAGCGCCACAACCAGATCGCGCTTCGGCTCGAAATCGTCTACGGCTGGTACGTCTTCGACGAGCGCTTCGTCGTCATCGAAAACGCTGTCGCGTAACCCATCCGAACTCACCGCTCGGAAAGGGGCGAACACATGCGACTCATGAACGAACACGGCGTAGTCGTCAACGTGCCCGACGCGCTCGGCGATCAGCTGGCCGGGTCCGGCGCCTGGGACCGGCTCGGCGAGCCGAAGCCGGCGCGTAAGCCGGCGAAGGCCGCGGCGAAGAAGGCCGCACCCGCTGCCAAGCCGGCCGACGACGACGGCGACCAGGGCGACGCCGGCGCTGCCGGCGACGACGCTCAGTAGGACGGCGACCATGACCGAGCCGATACCAACGGAACCCGAACCCCTGATCACCGCAGAGGATTTGGCACCGTTCGCGACCATCCCGAAGGCCAAGGCCGACGAGATGATCGAAGACGCGCTCGGGATGGCCGAAGTCCATGCGCCGTGCATCAACGACCCGGAATTCGCGCACCGGAGGGCGGCGAAAGCCATCCTCCGGGGCGCGATTCTCCGGTGGAACGAGGCCGGCGCCGGCGCCGCTGTCACGAAGAACGCCGGCATTTACGGGCAGACCGTAGACACCCGGCAACCGCGGAAGGCGATGTTCTTCCCGTCCGAAATCGACCAGCTGCGCAAGCTCTGCCGGCCGGACGACGACAACGGCGGCGCGTACTCGATCGACCTGCTGCCGCAGGAAGCCGTCACGCACGCCGAAATCTGCTCGATCTACTTCGGCGGTGGCTGTTCGTGCGGCGCGATCCTCACACAGGGATTGCCGCTGTACGAGAAGAACAACGGTTGGGCGTGATGGACTTCGAGATTCCCGAACCGTTCGAGGTCACGCACTGGACGCGTCCAGTCATCGGCAAGAACCCCGCCGGCCAAACGACATTCGGCGAACCCGTTCCGCGCCAGCGCAACGTTCGCGGATTCGAGCCGGCTGGCGAGCAAGAGATTCGGACTGCGCAGCTGGCCGGCCGGCAGGTCACAGAACTTGTGATGCTCACCGCGCACGGCGACTGGCCGGCCGATTCGGAAGTCGAGCTCTGGGACGGCCGACGGTTCGAAGTGAACGGGCCCGTACGGGATTACAACCTGGGCCCGTTCGACTTCGAACCGGGTTACGCCGTCGATTTGAGGAGGGTCAACGATGGGGAAGCTTAAGATCCCGATCAGCGACGACAAGAAGATCCGGCGCAGCTCTGAGGTCCGCAAGGCGTGCCAGACGATCGGCGCCACGATCGCTGTCACTGCCGGCCGGATCGCCGGCGACTCAGACGGTTACGGCGTCGAGGAAAGCGTCGGATCCGATCGCACGCGCGTCAACGTCTACGCGCAGCACAACAAGACCATGAAGGCTGAGGCCGGCGCGACGCCGCCCCTTCAACAGGCCGCGATGCGAGTCCGCAAGTGACCGCACCGGAGATGGTCGGACCGACCATGGAACCCGCGATCGCGTGCCGCGCGTATCTGATGCGCCGGCTCGACGACCGCGGAATCGACCTGTCTGTCGGCGCAACGCCGCCGGCCGGCAAACCGACGCGTTACGTGCTGGTGAATCAGGTTGATTCACGCCGGCGCGGACCCGTCGCGGACTACCTGATCCGCACGCGCGTCTACAACGCAGACGCGTACGAATGCGGGCAGCACGCAACGCTGCTGCACGCCGCACTGCTGGGCGCCGCTCAGACCCGAATCGTTTTCCCGGACGTAGGGCAACTGTGGGTGACCGGAACCGAGCACGTCAGCGGGCCGTCCGACATCACGGACGACGACACGACGTCGCTATTCGGACAAGCAATTTCCGTCTTCTGGACGGTCGCACTCAAACCGATTGAAGGGAACAACCCATGACGAACCCCGCACCCGTCGTTCCGTCGCCGCTGGGCGATTACTCGCAGGTCTTCGCCGCGACGCCGAGCGGCTTGCAGACCGCCGGCGGTCTCTACATCGCGCCGGCCGGCACCGAGCTCCCGACCGACGTCGACGAGCCCCTGGACGCCGCTTTCAAGTCGCTTGGCTACGTGTCCAGCGACGGCGTGACGATCTCGATCGACGGTTCGACGACGCCGATCGAAGTCTGGTCCGGTGAGCGAATCGGCTCGCTGCGCGACGCGTTCGCGATCGAGTACAGCATGTCGCTGTACCAGGTGCTTTCGCCGCACGTGAACGCCGTGATCTTCGGCGACGGATCCGTGTCGACCTCGGCGGCGACCGCCGAGCACGGCAACCGGATGAAGGTCGCGATCAGCTCGCGTATGCCGAAGATGGCGTCGCTGGTGCTCGATGCGTTCTTCGAGGACAAGGCGATTCGTCAGGTCGCCGAGCTCGTGCAGATGAGCGATATCGACGACATCACCTTGGTTCACAACGAGCCGATGGCGTTCACGCCGACGTTCTCCGTGTTCCGCGGACACAACGGCGATCACGTCGTCCAGTACAGCGACGACGGGCAGAAGATCGCCGCGTAAGCCGGCGGGCCCGCGCTCCGGTCTGGTGGGCGGCGCGCGGGCCCGTCTCTACGCAGTGAACCCACCAGAACCCACCACCCCCACCAGAAAGGCAACACATGAACGGCATCGTCGACCACCCGGACCAGCCGCAGCACACCGAGTTTCAGCGTGACGAGACGCCGGTCGACCAGTCGGCACCGGAGCACGCCGGATTTGAGGGCACCGACACCGCCGAACCGTCGACGTCGGATCCCGAACTGTCCATCGTCGAAGAGTGGGGCGGCGACTACCCGCCCGGCACGGCGCTGTTCTGCGCGAAGTTCGACGCCGACGACTTCGACCCGGACTGGGGCGAAGACGAGTTCCCTGACGGCGCGACCGTGGCGATCCGTCGAGGGTCTGGTGTTCCTCCGCAGGGCTGGATCATCCGGCACGCGCACCTGTCCGACCTCGAACGGACGAAGGCGATTCTCGAAAAGCACGCGTCGCCGGACGCGCTGCGAATCCTCTACAGCCTGAAAGACGTCGCATTCGACGCGTTCGTCGAGGCATGGGGGAAGGACGGTGGGATGGCACCGGGAAAATCGAACAGGTCTGCGCGGCGATCCGCGAGCACGAGGCGGCGGTAAGGCGTGACGTGATTGCGTTGGGGTCCGGCCTACGACTCGACGACGGACGTCTGTCGTGGGTCGACCTCCACGCCGTGATTTTCGCCGCACCGCCGAACACCGCGGTATTCCACGCGTTCGAGCAGGGCTGGACCACAGCCGATTACCTGCTGGCGCTGATCGGCGACGGAATCCACGACCTGATCTGGCAGAAGACGAAGGACGGCCGAAAGAACCGGAAACGGCCGAAGCGGATCCCGCGGCCGAAGCGCGAAGCCAACGACGGCACCGCGTCGACCGGGCTCGGCAAGGTCACCGTGATGACGGTCGAAGAGTTCGAACGCCGGCGAGCTGAACGGCAGCGGCGCTACATCGAGCGGAAGAAGAGAGAGGCGCGGGCGAGCTGATGAACGGGACTTACTGGCTCACAGTGCTACCGGAGACGTCGAAGCTGCGGCCGGGTATCAAGAAGGCTCTGGCCGGCGTCGACCAGGACGCCACGATCCGCCCGAAGTTCGACACGAAGACCGCCAAGCGCGCCGGCCAACAGGCCGGCCGCGAGCTGCAATCCGGCGTCGAGTCCGAAACCCGCGGCGGGCTCGGCAAGATGCTGCGAATCGACGGCGCGCGGTCGACCGGGCAGAACGCCGGCCGCGAAATCAACGCCGGTCTTCAGTCGGCGAATATCGGTTCGGGCGCCTCGGCGCAGCTGGAACGAAACATGACGTCGGGCGCGGCCGGCCTGGGCCGGCGGCTCGGGTCGATGATCGGAACAGGGCTCAAGGTGGCCGCGGTGGGCGCCGGCACGATCGCCGCTGCCGGCCTGGGCGCCGCGCTGCACGCCGGCTTCTCTCGGCTCACCGCGATTGATGACGCGAAGTTCAAACTCCAAGGTCTCGGTAACTCGGCCGAGCAAGTCCAGTCGATCATGGACAACGCGCTGGCCGCGGTGAAGGGAACGGCGTTCGGGCTCGACGAGGCGGCGACGACCGCGGCGTCGGCGGTCGCGGCCGGGATCAAACCAGGCGAAGAACTCACCGGCTACCTAAAGCTCACCGCGGACACCGCGGCGATCGCCGGCACGAACCTGGCCGATATGGGCGGGATCTTCAACTCTGTTCAGACGTCGGGCAAGGCGATGACCGGCGATCTGCGCATGTTGGCCGATCGTGGTCTGCCAGTGTTTACGTGGTTGCAGGAGGCGACCGGCAAGACCGGCGAGGACTTCACGAAGTTCGTCGAGGAAGGCGGTATCTCGGCTGAGCTGTTCCGTGATGCGGTCGCGAAGAACATCGCCGGCGCTGCGCAGAATATGGGTGGATCTGTCCGCGGCTCGCTGTCGAACCTCAAGGCGTCGTTCTCCCGATTCGGCGCCGAGTTGTCCGGGCCGATTTTCGCCGGCCTGAAGCCGCTCGCGATCGGGCTCACTGGCGTATTCGATTCCGTGACCGCTTCGATCAAACCGATCATGGCGGATCTGACCGCGAGGGTTGGGCCGTGGGCCGAAGAGACGGCCGCGAAGATCAAAGCGTGGGCCGATAACGGCGGATTGGAGAAGATCGTCGCGTGGTTCGGCCGGCTGCGCGACACCATCGCGAGTCTGCGCACCGGCGAGGGCCGTTCGGATGCGATCGCGTCGATCGCCGAATCGGCGAAGCAGCTCGGTCCGGCATTGCAGAATGCGGGGCCGGCGTTGCAGGGTCTCGGCGAATCGGCAAAGGCGTTCGGACTGGCGATCGCCGCGGTCGGGCCCGAAGTTCTGACGTCGGTACTGGTTCCGGCGTTGCAGCTGTTGGCCGGCGCGCTGAAGTTCGTCGCCGATAACGCGTCATGGGCGGTCCCCGTGATTGGTGGCCTGGTCCTGGCCGTCGCTGGGTTGAGCAAGGCCGCGACCGTGATCTCTCCGGTTATCTCGGCGTTCTCAAATCTGGCGCGTCTGTTCAACGCGCCGTTGATCATTGCGCAGACCGCGGCGATCAACCAGCAGGCCGCGGCGATGAACCGGCTGTCAGCGTCGCTCGGCACGAACACCGTTGCACAGAACCTCAACACCGGGGCGCAGAACGCGAACACCGCAACCACGTTGCGCGGTCGCGCCGCGGCGTTGGCATCGGCCGCGGCGAGCAAGGTCGCCGCCGGCGCGCAATGGCTCTGGAACGCTGCGCTGACGGCGAACCCGATCACGCTCATCATCGCCGGCGTGGCCGCGGCCGGCGTGGCGATCTGGGCGTTCTTCACGAAGACCGAAACGGGCCGCAAGCTCTGGGACAAGATTTGGACCGGGATCAAGACGACGTTCGGCGCGGTGTGGTCCTGGCTGAAGACGACACTGGCGACGGCGTGGCAGCAGATCGGTCCGTCCGTGATGAAGATCGCCGACGTCGGCAAGCAGGCGTTCGGCGCATTCGGGAACGCGATCAAGCAGCTTTGGACATTCATCCAGCCGGCGATCGCGTGGGTCGGTCGGCTGTGGCTGGCCGTCGGGAAGCTGCAATTCCAGGTAGCGATCGGCGCACTGAAGGCGTTGGGATCCGTGATCGGCTGGCTGTGGACCAACGTCGTGGTTCCGGCGTTCTCCGGGATCGCAACGGCGATTGAAACGTGGTGGGCCGGCGCGAAGATCGTCTGGTCGGCCGCGACAACCGCGGCCGGCTGGCTCGGCGACAAACTGTCTTGGCTCTGGCAGAACGTCGCCGTGCCAGCGTTCGAGGGCATCGGCTCGGCTATCTCGACATTCTGGGACGGCGCGAAGAAGGTCTGGTCGCTACTCACCGACGCATTCGACAAGGCCGGCAAGGGCGTTGGCGTACTGAAAGACGCGTTCGTGACCGCGTTTAACGCGATCAAGGACGTCGTGACCACGGTCTGGAACTCGATCAAGGGCATCATCGACGGAATCCGCGACGGGCTCGGCGGCGTCGTCGACAAGCTGCGCAACATTCCTGGCATCGGCGCGCTGATTCCCGGACATGCGGCCGGCAATCCGCCCGGATTCGCCGGTGGCCGGCCGGCGACGCTCTCCCGGACTGGCCGGCTGCGCGGGCCGGGTACCGGCACCAGCGACTCGATTCTGGCGATGCTGTCGAACGGCGAAGGCGTCGTGAAGGAATCAGCGATGCGCGGCGGTGGCGCCGCGGTGGTCGCCGCACTGAACGCCGGCTGGGTACCGTCGGCCGACTTCCTCCGGGCGATGCTGCCGGGATTCGCCGAAGGGCTCAATCCGGGCGCGGACTTTCTGCGGAACACGATCATGCAGCAATGGCCGTCGATTACCTCGATCGGTGGCCGGCGGTCCGAAGACGGCTACGGCGAGCACAGCAGCGGCAACGCGCTCGACATCATGATTCCGAACTACTCGACGCCGGCCGGCAAGATGCTCGGCGACGAGGTGGCTTCGTGGATCGCGAAGAACCGTGACGTCCTGGGCGCCGACGGCATGATCTGGCGCCAAACCAGCTTCGGTTACGGCGGCGACTGGTCGACCGGAAAAGGCATGTCCGATCGTGGATCCGACACGCAGAACCACATGGACCATGTTCACGTCATTCTGGGCAAGGGCCGCGGCGCCGGCGCCCCGGCCGTCCAGGCGGCGTCCGCGTCGTCGCTGTCGCTGCCGGCCGGCGCGTCCGGTGGATCTGCGTCGGCGCTCGGCTCGGCGACGTCGGCCGGCGGTGGATCCGGCATCTACCGATCGGCGACCGACAAGGAGCTCGCAGCGTCGGCGAAAAAGCTCGATTCGGCGAATGAGGCTGTCCGGCAGGCCGAGCAGTCCGTCGACGACCGGACCTATTCGCGCGACAAGGCGCAACGCCGGCTCGACGAGCTCCGCGCGAAGGGCAAGGACACGACCGACGCCGAACACTCGCTGGAAAAGGCGAACCGCGAGCTCGAAGACGCGAACCGCCGACTGGCGAAGGCACGCGACAAGGCGGCCGAAACCGAGCAGGCCGATTCCGACTTGCGCAGCAAGGGAGTCGAGGACGCCAAGGCTGCCGGCAAGTCCGGCAACGGCTACGGCGATCTTGGGTCCGCACTGTGGGGCGGCCTGTTGGAGACGGTCGGGCTCGACGGCTCGGTGTTCTCGAATCCGTTCGAGTGGCCGACGGTCAAATCCGTCATGGCCGGCGTGAACTGGCTCGGCAAGGCGTTCCTCGGCGACGGTTCATCCGGCGATGCTGGCGGGATCCTCGGCGGCATGGCCGAAGCGACCGGCCTCGACTCGATGCTGACCAATCTCAACCCGGCCGCGAACGAGGTCGCCGCGACGCCGGCGTCCGCGGTGGCGCCGGACACCACGACACACGGCGCCGGCGCCGGCGCAGCACCAGGGCCGGCCGTCGTGATTCAGAACGCCGGCATGTCGCCGGTGGACGTCTCGAATCGGCTCACCGCCGACTTCAACGCACGCACCCGGACGACGAAGGTTCACTGATGACGACGCAACCGTTCCTCCTCGGCGACGACGACTTCTACTTCGACGAGATCAAGCACCCGAACGACTATCTCGGGAATCCGGCCTACGCGCCGGTCGACCTCGGGCACCCGTCCTGGCGGCGGATGACGCGCTGGGAGGACATGGGCAAGTACGGGAACATTCTGCGCGGCGAATCGCCGCAGTGGGTGTGGATGCACCCGAACACCGGCTGGAAGGTCTGGCACCTGTCCGGGCCGCGCGAAGGTATCGAAGGTGTGGTCCTGGCCGAAGGGCTCGACGGCGTTTTCGACTTGGAGTTCGAGCACCGCTACTCCAAGGGCCCTTACCTGATCGGCGCCGAGCGTGAGCGAACCGACTACATGATGGGCGTCGTCGACTTCGGGGTGTGGATCAACCCGTCGGCGAATATCAACCGGCCGGCCGGCGGTCCGTTCGCGATGCACAAGATCGAAGACAGTTGGCGCCAGTCGTGGTCGGACACCGTTCCGGGATTCCTCGGCTGCTTCACCCGGATGCACGGCTGGCGTTTCATCCCCGCGATCCAGGGGTCGAAGATCCGTCGCGACGCGCGAAAGTCGCCGACGTCGAACGGCAACCAGTCCACGCTTCTGTCGATGACCGGGCACATGCCCTGGCCGCTGTTCGCGAAACGCGCCGTCACTGAGGTCTGGAAGCCGTCCCAGGAGGACATTGCCCGCGACGGCTACGCCAAGCACACATTCCACATCGCGAACAAGGGGACGTTCGAATCGGCGCCGAAGTTCATCGTCCGCGGCAGCTCGCGTGACGACGTAACGATCGACGGGAAGAAGGGATTCGGCGTGCGGATCCAGGACGGTAACGAAGGCAAGATGGTCCCGATTCCGCCGTTGCTGGCCAACGACGGCGATTACATGTTCGTCGACACCGACCAGTCGCGGCAGACGCTCACGACGGAAAAGGAACCGATCGACGGGCAGATTTGGAAGACGCTGCGACAGTCGCAATTCCTGGCGTTGCTGCTCAACGACAAGTTGCAATCGCACCTGCCGGCCCAGCGGCGCATCCCCGGCGGTATTGACTTCGACAACCCGATTCCGCCGCGCACGGTCGCACACATCACCGTGACGCACACAAACCCGTTCGGCTCGGTCGAAATGATCCTGCCGCAGTATTACCGGGCGTCGTGGTCCTGATGTCCATGCTCATGCCAGCCGGATACGCCGGCGCCAGCCCGAAACGCGATCCGATCGCGACGTGGAACCAAGTCAACGCGCGCCGGCGCGTGCTCGACGAAGAAGCGAAGTCGCCGTCCCTGTATCGGATCTGGGACAAGCGGATGAACTACATCGGCACCGTCCACACCCACAAGTCATTCGACGCCGAAGAGATGCAGCACGACACCGGCGAAGGGACCGTCGTGCTGCGCGGCTCGGACTGGCTGGTGAACTTCCTCCGCACCGACGTACGGGCCGAAGAAGATCTGAACTTCACCGTCGACCCATACCCGCACCGGCGGAACTGGCGGTGGCGCTGGGGCTTCAAGGTGACCGACGTCGAGGTCGGACGCTCCGAAGACGGCGAAGTGACCGTGACCCTGCACCTGATGCACAACCGCGAGCACTGGAAACACATCCTGTTCGGCGCGACCGTCTTCGCCCCGCCCGAAGCTCAGCCGATCAAATGCTTTCTCCTGCCGGCCAACTGTCGGACTGCTGTCGCGACGGCCGGCGCGGCGAACCTGGCGCGACTATTCAATCCGGCGCTGGCCGTGTTTACGAACCTGCTCAATCCGGGCGCCTACGTCGGCGCCGCGCTCGGGCTCGGCGTGCCTGGGAACTTCTCGTTCCTCAACCACCCGATCCAAATGCAGTTCGTCAACCCGATCACGGACACCAGCCGGTTAACGGTGCTCATGTCGCGCTGGCAGGACGCGCATTCCGTCACTGAGGCGATGCTGCGCGACGCCGGCTGTCAGGTCCGGGCCTACACCTGGCTCGAAGAGGACGAAGACAGTCCACACCCAGAACTCGCGCTGCTCATCGGCGAGCAGTTGGCGCGACCGCGCCGGAACTGCATCGTGCTCGCGTGTGAGGAACGGGCGCAGTACCAGGGCATTACCGGCCTGGCGCCAGACGGCGCGATCAAGCTCCTTGCAGCGACCGGCGACGATCTGATTACCAACACGCTGTTTCCTGAGTTCGACGAGAACGGCGACGGCGTAACGGATCCGCTGATCCGCCGCTGGTTCGGCGCTGCGCCGGAAGTTCCGTCGCTGGTATTCCGCGACGGGCCGCGCTCGGCGATCGTGTCGTCGAGTCACCACATGTATAAGTCCAAGGCGAAACACATCATGACCGGCGGAAAGTCGCCGGCCTGGCTGAACCAAGTTCAAACATTCCTGATTCGCTACGCGATCAGCAAGATCGCCGAAGCCGTGACGTCGCTACCGGGTATGCCGGCGCAGCTGGTGGGCTCGGAAGGTATCGAAAATGTCTACCAGTCCCAAGGGGACGACGTTTTCTTCGCCTTCATGCGCTACACCGACCCTGCTCGGGAGCTCCGTTCAGCTGATTTCGGTCTGCTCGAAGAGTTCGTGCAGGGCAGCGGATCCGCGTACGTGATTGCCTCTCCGCTGACCATCCGCCAGGGCTTGGAGAAGACGAAGCCGTATCACGCGTTCAAGACCGAAGTGCGCAACGCGCGACCGCACCGGATTTTCCTCGACTTCGATATGGGTGATCCGGCGCTGTTCGAGATTGACGGAATTCTGTCGCAAGACCACGTTTCGGCGATCCGGCTCCGCGAGGACGAGACGACGCCGAAGACGTTCGGAATCTCGATCGGCGACGACCGCGAATCCGATTCCGGCCTGGCCCGTGTGACACGCTCGGCTCAGGAGTTCTGGAACGGTCTGGCAACACTATTCGGATCAGGGAGCATGTTCTGATGGGCAACAGTGAGAGCGTCGCGTGCCAATCGTGCGGGACCGTCTACGCGTGGGGTGAACAGTTTTGCGGCTGCGGCGCGGATCTGCCACAGCCGGAAGACGACCGTTACGGCCGACTCAACTACGAGATTCCCCCGGACCTTCAGCCGGCGCAGGAAGCGATCTATGTCATCGACCAGATGCTCGACAACCCGGTCGATATCCACGGCAACCACTACGACCTCCGCTACCTGAAACCCGTTCTGGCGTTTCACCTGGCGCGGTGTGGGCTCGGACTCATCGAGGGCCAGGCCGTCGTGAAGCGACGCGAGTACCCGAACGGGTTCGTCGAATGGGTGAAGCTCGACGCGCCGGACCTGCCGCCGGATCCGCTCGACGGACTGTCGCTGGCCGATATCGCGAAACTGCCGGCCGAGCAACGCGACGCAGCGATCCGCCGGCTGCAAGCTGGGGAGAACGGGCCCGTCGAAGACCCCGACGACCGGATTCCTTGGAAGGTACGTACGAATATCCAGATCGACGAAGAGGCGCTGAAATGAGCACACCCGGACTCACCGACGACGAGATCGACAACTTCTACGCCAACCACCGGATCCCGACGACCGGCGACGCCGTGATGCTGTACCAGTCCATGCTTCAAGCAACATGGATGGGCCTGGTCGGCGACCCGGACACACCGCCGATGGTCGGCGCCACGATGGAGGCGGTCGACGGCAAGGCCGTCATCACCACGACCGTCCTCATCGGGCCGCGCGGATTCCCTGGCAAGAACGCGCCGATGGTCGAGCTGCACTGGCCGGTTCCGCTCAACGAGGACGACGAAATCGACCTGCCGACCGACTGGGGCCCGGAGCTCAAGAACCACGGGTTCCTCCACGGTGGCCTGGTCTACGTGTGGGACGGCGTGAACGACTTCCACGCAGCGCTACCGGGTCCACAGGGCAAGGTCGGCGCGACGCCGAACATCACGTTCGACTTCGAGACAATCCCGATGTCGGAGCGGACGCCGGAAGTGATCGCCGGCGGCGACCAGGTGATCCGCGGTGGCACACCAGAGAATCCGTATATCAAGATCCGCGCGCTGTCCCCGCAGGGCGAGCAGGGCGAGATGGGTCCGGTCGAGGAACTGACGAACTACGACCCGAACTCTGCTGCCGGCGGCAAGACGGCCGGCAAGGCGCTTACCGTGCTGCCGAACGGAAAGTGGGGCCCGTCGGACCTGGCGACGAAGACGATCCTGTTCGGCACAATTCCCGAAGCGGCGTTTTCGAATTTCAGCGGACTTGCTCAGCGCGCGCCGATTCTGGCCTACCAGCTGCCGGTCGTCGACTTCGACTACGTGCTCCGGGTCTCCGGGCACTTCAAGAGTTTTGGCGTCGAGCTCGACTCGGATCCGCTCACGATCGGTTGCGAAGTGCGGCTGAACGATCCGCTGTCCGGGCAGCTGATCGGCCGCGGCAAGGGCAACATCTCGAGTTGGACGCAGGTGGGCCCGCACTTCTCCGAGCCGAGCGCGCCGACCGTGGCCGCGGCGCCAGATAACGGCGTCGGGCTGGTCCCGGCCGGCACGACCGCCGTTATCCATATCGCGCTGGTCAACGACGGACTGTTGGGCGCCTACATCTTCAACCGCAAAGACGCTCAGCTCGACTGGATGATGATTCCGCAGTAAAGGGGCGACCGATGACGACACCAACCAAGAAGCCGTTCGAGAAGCGTTACAAGACCGTTGTCCCCGTGAAGCGGCCGGCCGACGTCGAACCGCTGACCGAGCTCGGCGCAGTCGACGAGCACCCGGACTACACGATGGCGCGCTGGCTCGGACGGGAATCGTTCGAGAACACCGTCGCCGACGATCGTCTGGATCTTGTCGAGTACGCCGAGCGGCTGGTTCCGCTCGACGAGGTGGATCCGCGGCTGGCCGACATGCTCGGCGCCCCGGTCGAAGAGTTCGAATGGTTCGAGTTCTCCGGGCTGGGCCGGCTCAACCAAGACATGTTCGATTGGCATAGCGCCGAGTTCGTCTGGCGCTGCGAAGAGTGGCTGGCAGCTGAGCGGGCCTACCTGACCGCGCGTGACAACGAGCTCCAGGCCGATAACGCCGGCGGCGCCTGATGGGCGGCAAGGTCTACGACCGCCGGCAACTCACCGTCGACCGCGATCCGCTGAAACAACTCGCTGTCGAGCTCGGAAAGCTGCCACAGCCCGACCCGCTGGCGCAGATCGAGGCAGCGGCGAAGTTCGTCCGCGACTTCCTGATCGACGCGTTCCGCGACGTGACCGGAATCGACCTGTCCGGGTGGGCGGCGTTCATGGACGCGCTACCGGGATTCGACGCATCGAAGATCATTTCCGGCCTGTTCTCAGGATCGCTGATTCCGGGCCTCGACGCGTCGAAGATCGTCTCGGGTTCGTTCCCGATGGAGCGGGTTACCGGGCTGCTCGAAGCCCTGGCGTCGGGCGACGTCGGCGGAATTATCAAGGCGTTGACGGGTATCGACGGCGGCGACCTCGACGACCTCGAAGACTGGGCCGGCCTGGTCCCGAAGTTGGTCGGCGGATTCCTGTCGAGCTCGATCATTCCCGGACTCGACGCGAGCAAGATCGTCTCGGGTCTGCTCGGCGCCGTGCATATCCCGGAGCTCGACGCGACGAAGATCACCAGCGGGCAGTTCCCGCAAGCGATGCTGAACATCACCAACATTGCTGCCGGCATCGTGTCGGGAATCTTCAATCCCGGTCAGATCCCGGCGATCGACGCGTCGAAGATCGTTTCCGGCACGCTCGACGCGCTGGTAATCCCTGATATCACGCGCGAGATGTCCAGCGATATTCAGTCCGCGATCGACGGTCTGATTAACGCGACCCGCAACACTCCCGGCGTGGTCGGGCAGGCCGTCAGCGATATCGAAGTCGCGCTCGCTCGGATCCCGACGGCGATCTTCAACAGGTTCAGCGGCAACAACGTTGCCCGCGCGTCAGCCGACCAGGCGAACGCGGCGATGGCCGCGCTGGCAGACACCGTGTCGGCGCAGGGCGCGGCGATCAACGCGCTGAAGAACATCCTCGACAGCGCCGGCGGATTCAGCGCGAACGTCGAGTTCAGGCTCCCAGAAGTGCTCGAACTGGGTACTCCAGGAACGTATACGTACGACTTCCCGGCCTGGTCGAAGGTGCTCGACATTGTGGCCGTGGGCGCCGGCGGCGCCGGCGAAGGCATGAGCTTCGCCGGCGTCTGGGGCGAAGGCGGCAAGGCTGGGCAATGGGCGACGCTGCGGCTGGTCCGTGGTGTCAACGTGCCGATGGGCACGACGCAAATCCAGATCACTGTCGGTAAGGGCAACGCGAGCTCGTTCGGCGCCGGCAACCCTGGCGATCCGTCGGTTATCACGATCACCGGTTACGGCACGCTCACCGCGGCCGGTGGCGCCGGCGGCAACGCGTCGAACCTCGACACTCCCGGCAAGTCTCCCGGAAACATCGTCTTCGAAGGCGAGTTGTATGTCGGTGGCGCGCAGCAGAACGGGCAGTCGGCGACAGGAAACGCACCCGGTGGCGGTGGCGGTGGTTCGCGCATCGTGTTCACGACCGGCGGCATGGGCGGGGCCGGTCGGGTGTGGATTAAGGCGATGGCCGAGCTGCCGACGCAGTTCACACCGCTTGGAACGTTGATCGTTCCGACCTACCGGCTGAACACCGGCGTCGCGCAGACGGATTCGATGACCGCGGCGGGTGTGTGGACAAAGGCGCCGCTGGGCGCCGGCAACGTGCTTATCATCCGCGCGAATTCGACGTTCACAACCTATGTCTATCTGCGGGTTTGGTATGTCGGCAGCACGACGAACTACGAAATCGGCCGAGTCACTTCGGGCGTGAGGTCGGCGTGGAAGACCGGCACACTCGCGCAAGCTGTTCCGTTCAACGCGTTCTCGATCACGGCGGATTCGGCGCGCACGTTCACCGCGTCGATCAACGGGACGGCGTTCGACAGTTACACCGACACCGCGGCGTCCTCGTCGATGGGCGCCAACTTCCGAAACGGCGGCTGGGGTTCCTCGGATCACAACGTGCCCGGATCCATATCGCAGTTCGCGTTTCTCGACACTGGCACGCCGGCGCGGATCACGTCGGCGAACGTGCTCCCGTCGGAAACGATGACCGGCACCAGCTACGCGAATCTCGCGACGCTGGGCCCGTCCGTCACGCTCAACGTTCCGCCGAGCGGCGAAGTCCTCATCGGTTTTTCATGTCGCACGTCGAGCACATCGGGCGGTCGGAAGACGTTCGTCAGTTTCGAAATGTCCGGCGCGAACACGGCTGCCGCCGATGACACGATGGACGCCGAGCATTACATTCCGACCGCCAATACGTCAGCCACCATGTCGAATGTGATTCATCTCAAGGGGCTTAACCCCGGCACGACGACGTTCAAACTGATGTACCGAACAGATGGGAGCGGCACCGCAGCGTTCTACAACCGCAAGATCTGGGTCGAGCCGAAACCGTAGGAAGGACACGCACCAAATGCCACTGAAGCCAGTCGAACTCATCACCGAGCCGACATACACCGCAATGCGATTCGACGGCACCGTCGGATCCGCGACCGACGTCGCATGGGCCGTTCAAGCCGGCCTGGCGAGCCGGTTGCTGGTCCGCGCTGATATCGAGGCATTCCAGGAAGGCAACAACGCGCCGGAATGGCGGATGACGCTTCGCCGGCCGGATGACGTCGAGGTCGAGATTTACGCCGGCTATTGGATCGTGGCCTGGTCGACCGGACTGATCGAGGGATACGACGACGCGAGCTACCGCGCGAAATTCACGCTGCCAGAAGGAGAAGAGTGACCATGGCCGTACCTGAAGTTCGTCAGTGTGTCGACGAGACGTCGCACATGTTCGGCGCCGTCGCCGTGCGGGCCGGCGAGAACCGTTGGGGCGTGATGCACCCGCAGCACGGCGGGCACTGGGCCGGCGATATCGAAGTGGCCGACTGGCCGGCCGGCGCGTTCGACGTCGAGGTCGCCGAGTAATGGCCGGCACGAAGAGGGCCGCGGCGAAGAAGGCACCGGCCAAGAAGTCCGCGGCGCCGAGCTCGTCGAGCACCAGGACGCCGGCGTCGGTGGCTCGACGCGTCGAATCGCTCGAACGCGAAGTCGTCGAGCTCCGTACCCAGCTCGACAACATCGCTCGGTTCATCGCCGCCGGCGTCGCGCAGCAGCTGCAAGCGCAGCTGATGGCGAATCCGGCCGCGCAGCAGCAGTTGGCCGCGGCGCTGGCCGCGGCGCAGGGCAACCAGTCCTGATGATTCGTCGATTGCTGGCAGTCCTCGACGCGTACGGCACCGATTGGCCGGCGTTCCACGAGGGACACCCGGAAGATCGCTGTCCCGTGTGCGGCGAGGCTGTCAGCGCTCACGTCGGTATAGCGCTCCCAGACGCCGATTGGGCGAAATGGGCGCACCGGCGCGCGGCTGCCGTGGCGCTGATTCTGAGGTAAATCGCTCACGCACCGCACCGCATATGTCGCTATCCGACATATGTCGTGGATGATCGGGATATGGCCGATCGTTTCTTCCCGATGCGCGACGGGACTTACGCCCTGTCGTCCGGGTTCGGAGCTCGCTGGGGAACACAGCACCGCGGGCTCGACTTCGCCGCCAAGGACGGAACGCCGATCTATGCGGCGCAGGCCGGCACCGTGGCCTATATCGGGCCGGCGCAAGGCTTCGGGCAATGGATCGTGATTGACCACCCGGCCGCGGACGGCGCCGGCACAACCGTCTACGGGCACATGTGGAACGCGTTCGCGACCGGGCTCAAGGCCGGCGATCGCGTCCAGGCCGGCCAACTCATTGCCTACGTCGGCGCCAACGGGCAGTCGACGGGCCCGCACCTGCACTTCGAAGTTCATCCGACCGTGTGGCGCCAAGGCTCCCAGATCGACCCGCTGCCGTGGCTGCACGGCTCCCGGAATCCCGGCGATGCGCCGGCACCCGCGCCGGCCGATCCGCCGGCGTCCGCTCCACCAGGAGGTCAGCGAATGCAGGATCCGTTCACCGGCGAAGTCTGGTCGCCGAACCGCTCGGTACGGCAGAAGCCGGCGCCGCGGTGGATCGCGATTCACACGCAGGAAGGCGGTCGAACCGCGCGCGATCTGTGCGAAGGCTGGCTGGCGAAGCGTGAGTCTCAGGTGAGCTACCACGTCGCCGTCGACGACCGCGAGATTCTGAAGGTCGTCGCCGAGTCCGACCGTCCATGGGCCGCGGCGAACGCCAACGACTACGCGTTTCACGTCGTCGCCGCCGGCAGCTACGCCGGCTGGTCCCGCGGCAAGTGGCTCGAAACCGACGCGTCCGACGGCAAGAACGAAGACGTCGAGCTGACCAATCTCGCGAAGGTCTGCGCGTGGTGGTGCCAGAAGTACGCCATCCCGGCGGAATGGATCGGTGGCCGCGGCGTGCCATGGGGCCGCGACGGCATCTGTGGACATGAGGACTTCGGCGCTTGGGGCGGGGGACACCATGACCCCGGACCGAACTTCCCGGACGACGAGCTGATTCGGCGCGTACGCGTGCTGCTCGGCGGATCCACGCCGGAACCGCTGCCGCCGGCGCCGCCGGTGGCGCTGCCTGGCACGAATCCCGACCAATATGCCGGCGTTCTGCTCTACCGCGGCCGGCCTGGGCAGGATCCGCGACAGGTCCGCGTGCTGCAAACACGGCTGAAACGGGCGTATTCGAAGCTCGACGTCGACGGCATCTTCGGGCCGCACACCGAAGCGTGCGTCCGCGACTACCAGCACTTGCACCCTCCCCTGGTCGCCGACGGCATCGTCGGGCCGGCGACCGCTGCCGCACTCGGGCTGGTGTTCTGATGGCGTACCAAGCACCGCGCAACGTCGGCGACACGCACCCGCTGATCCCGGCGGCGAAACGGAAGCTGGCCGGCAACTCATACGGCAAGGCGATCGGCGACGACCGCAGCGTCGTCTACACAGAAGCGTTCGGCGCCGCGCTCATCCAGTACGGCAAGAACGTTCACGACCTCGTGCTGGCCGGCCGGCGACCGGGGCCGGACGTCAACGTCGAGGGCATCTTCGACTGGGCGATTCAGCGGCAAATGGAGCTGACCGCACCGCCGGCGCCGCCGGCGCCCCCGCGCGATCGCGCGCTGGCCTACGTCTGGCGCGGTACCGGCGGCATCATCGGGCAAGACCTCGTGTCGCTGGTGTGCCAAGGCGTCGCCGATCTGGTGGACGAAGTGAATCCACCGTGGGCGGCGACCATGGGCGGAATCCCGGTCGGCGTGGCCGGCGGAATCGGCGATCCGAGCATGTGGTCGGCCGTGCAAGCGACGCTTGCGTGGACACAGACCGACTTCATTGCACGGCACAAGGTCAATCCGAAGATTCGCGTCGTGATCGGTGGCTATTCGGCCGGCGCGATCGCCGCGGCGATGTTCCGCGCGTGGCTGCTCGAAAACTTCCCGGACAACTACGTCTGTTCGTTCAGCCTCGGCGATCCGACACGACCGTTCGGTGGTGGATTCTTCGGCCGGCCGGCGCCATGGGGCCGCGGCATCTCGACGATCAGCTACGGCGATCCGAGCGACTTCCGGCACTGCTGGCTGACGCACGAAGGCGACATGTACGCGCAGATTCCCGGCGGCGTCGTCGGCGACATCATGGATGACGTTTACGAGGAAGTGACCCGATTCGCGTTCCGCGATATCGCTCAGGTCGCCGTGCGGATGCTGAACGCGATTCCCACGATCGCCGGCAAGGCCGGCATCTCGCTACCGGGCGCGTTCGCCGCGCTGGCCGGCGGGCCGGCCGGCCTGGTCGGGTTCGGTCTGCCGCTGCTCATCTCGTCGATCGGCGGGTTCATCCCGACCGGCAACGCCGACCAGCTCACCGGCACCGCGGCTGCGGCGAAGGCCGCGACGATCGGGCTGCAATTCCTGTTCGCCGGCACCGCACCGCATATCCGCTATCACATCGACGAGGCATGGCCGGGTGGTCCGACATTCCTCGACCTCGCACGCCAACACGTCCGCGACTGGACCAGCCGGCCGGCCGCATAACCCAACACCGAAGGGAATCAACGAAATGTTGACCAAGTATTCGCCGGCGCAGAAGGCGAAGGCGACCGCGGCGCTGCTCTCGTCGCTGGTGCTGTTCCTCGGCGCGTTCGGCGCGTTCGTCGCCGACGTGCTGCCGACCGGATCCGGCGCCGCGGCGGCGATCGCTGCCGGCATCGCCGTCGTCTGCGCAGTGCTGGTGCGCACCGCGACGTTCCTCACGACGTCGGCGCCGACGCTGGACCAGATCGCGAAGAACCTCGACGACACGATCGAGCTCGTGCGCGAAGTCCGGCCGGCGGCAATCCAGCCGAGCTACGGCCGGCACGCGCGCGAAGCCGGCGGCGACGACGCCGACGACGACGAGCCGACGAGCTAGGGCCGTGGCGGCATGGAAGGGACCACGGCACCGTTCCTGGGCATCGGATACGAACATCTCGTTATTCATGGCAACGGTTGTGGTTGTGGCCTACGTGATCTGGGAAATCGTGGGGGAAGCACCGCAAGGGATGGTGACGCTCGTCGGTTTGGCCGGCGGCGCGTTGTTCGGCGCAGTGTCCGGCGATAAGCGCAAGAGGGTTCACGACGTCGAGCTGACCGCAGAACGGGCCGAAGCGAAGGCCGATCGCGCGGTGGCCGTCGTCGAGGACCAGGACCAGAAGCCGGCCGAGCCGGCCGGCGACGACGAGGGGGTGGCACGGTGACGATCGTCGACGACCTATGGTCCTGGCCGTTCCTGGCCGGCGTCGTGGCCGGATTCCTGCTCTCGCGTGCCTGGTCAATGTTCAAGGTGTGGCAGCTCGACCGGCGCTACCCGCTGCCGGGTGGCCGGCGCCGCGACGTGTGGGCCGCGGCGGCTGTCGACGCGCGCTGGGTGGCCGGTGTGGTCGGCGCCTTGTTCCTCGTGTGGTCGGTTGTCCAGACGCAGGAGAACGCCAACGAGAACGCGCGGATCGCCGCGGAAGCGAAGTCGTTCGCCGCGGCTGTCCAACAGTGCCAGTCCGACTTGATCGCGTCGATCATGGGCAGTCGCAGTGTCACAACGGAAAACGACCTGCTGTCCGTGGAAGAACGCGCGCTGCTGGCTGAAGGACAGCGGCTCGGACATGAATGGCTCGGGTCGCTGGTGGCGCCACCGCCGGATATCGACCGGCTCGGGCCGAGCGATCCGGCGCGAACGCGTTACTTCATCGAGCGCACCCGCGTTTACTTCGACCAGCTGGCCGAGCTGAACCGCCGGATCGAGGCCATCCACGACGAACAGTTCTCAAACCAGCGGACACGGCCGGCGCTGCCGGATCCTGATTGCGGAACCTAGAAGCCCGCGACCAGCGGAGCGGAATCGTTCGTGTCGAGCGCGTCGTCGAGCACCAGGACGTGTGCGACGTCGGCCGTCCTGTCGAGCACACCGCCGATCGCGTCGCTGATACCGAAGCCGAGCAAGATCATCGCCGCGGCAATGATGCTGGCGCCGGTGCGCGTCCAGATCGGCCGGCCGTCGCCGTCGCCGGCTGCCATCATGGCGGCGCGGACTTCGGCGTCCTCGACGGCCGTGTAAATCTCTGTCGTCGCGACGGACGCGTGGCCGAGCATCGTTTGTACTGCGCGCAGATTGCGCGATCCGCGGTAGGCGCGCGTGGCGAATCGGTGGCGCAGCTTGTGCATGGTCCAGCCGTCGGGCAGCGCGTCGCCGCACAGCCGGCCTACCCATCGCGGCGACAGGTGACCGTTGTCGTCTCCCGGAAACAGGTAGCCCGTCGACGCCGCCCCGTCGGTGTGGCCGGCCGCGCCGCGTGCGATGAGCTCGGCGAGCTCGTCGGACACGGGCAGCGTGCGGATCTTCCCGCCCTTGCCATGCACGACCAGGACGTAACCGTCGAACGCTTCGGTGAGGTCGGTCGTCGACACCTGGGCGACTTCGGCGCGGCGCAAGCCGAGCTCGGCGGCGAGTCTCAGCATGAGCATCACGCGCGCGTCGGCTGCCATGAGCGCAGCGCGATACACCCGATCGGGCGCCGGCCGCGGGGCCGGTCGCGCCGGCTTGACGGACGGCAGTTCGGCCGACGGATTCGTCGAAATCCGACCTTCACCGCACGCCCACCCGAAGAACGACACGCAGGTGTTGCGATATCCACGACGAGTTTCGCGGGCCCAATGTTCTTGCTGGGCAAAGAAGCGGACCAGCGACGCGCCGGTGACGTTCTCCGGTGACACGCCGAGCCCGCGCGCGAGTCTGCGAATGTGGGCGGCTCGTGTAGCGCGCGTCGTAGCTGGGTATCCGGCAGCTGCGAGCGAGTTCAGGTAATCGTCGAGTATGAGTTTCCAGTCCTGGGGCGCGGGCACAGGCGCCGGCCCCGGATTGCTTCGTCCGGTAATGATGGCCCCCTCGAAATTACGAGTAACCGGACTTACATTGCCGTTTGCCGCGGCATCTGAAACGGGTTTCACGGACTTTATTATCTGGTGAATTATCGCGTCCTGCCTGGTGCGATAGCTGCCAGAAGCGCTCACGACGCTTTGTCCAGCGTCGACCATGGGCCCGGTATCACATCGCCGTTGCAATCCTTGTCCACAATGACCAGGGCTTTTTTCCGCGACGCTCCTAAACAGAAGGTTGGGGGTTCGAATCCCTCCGGGCGCACTTCACCATCACCGTCCGGCCCGTCTTCGGGCGGATACCAGCCACCATCCCCGTGTTCCAGCCAATTGATTGGAACGCCGGTGGCAAGGGCCCACGCATTTAGAACGATTTTGCGGACGGGCCCTTTTCCCTTTTCTGCATTGGACACGACGGTTCGGCCGCAACCCATGAGGGCGGCGAGCTCTTCTTGCTTCAGGCCTGCTTCCAGGCGCGCGATCAGAAGCCGGTAGGACAGCCGGCTCGGGGGAACTTTGCCCATGTTCAGTGCTGACGACATAACAGCGATCATAGGTACGTCTGTCGCATATGCGCAATATCGCCGTATGTCAACCGTTGCGACCGGAAACGGCGCGTCGTGTCGATCCTGGCAAACAAGCGCCGGTAACGGAATGCGCAGCAAAGGCAAAAGTCCGGGCGTGGCGCATTTTCCAATAAGCGACATATGTCGCTATGTTGGTGCACATGACACCAACCGAAACCAAGGCCGACGAGCTCACCGTCTCGGAAGCCGCTGCCGCGCATGACATTCCGAAGCGATCACTGCACCGCGCGATTGAACGCGGTCAGATTCCAGCGCGTCGCGTCGGGCCGTTGTTCCTGGTCGACGCCGAAGCCGCGCGGCTGTACGGCGAAGTCTTCAAGGCACGCCGAGCGCTCGACGCATACACCGGCCGCACCAGCTCCGACAACGATTCCGATTCCGAATGATGGGCACCCTCGGCGCCTTGTGCGGACTGGCCGGCGACGCCCTGATCGCCGTCGGGTTCGCACTCCGCGAGCACGACCGCGGGTTCTCGGACTACGAGGCCGGCGACTACCTGGCACCGGCCGAGCCGCCGGCACCGACTGACGACCTGTCGATTCCGCTCGGCGACGTCCGCGCGGCGCTCGACGACCTGTCTGACTCGAAGCTGCTCAACATCGCCGCGACCATCATCGCCGGCTGGAAACCGATTCTGCTCAAGACCACGGGCGATCTGACCGACGTCGACGTCCTGGTCGACGCTCTGCGCGATCGCGCTACCCAATATGCCGTCGTCGAGGCCGACGACGTTCCGCCGGCTGCCGGCGCCCCGAACAGCTCGCCCGAACGCGGCGAGTGATGGACGGCCGGCGCCCCGCTGATACCGGAACGCCGGCCCCGACACCCGAAGAAAGGGTTCGAATGTCAACAGACAACCTACGGCCGATCTGGACGCCCGACGACTACCGGCAGGCCCTCCGTGACGCAGCCAAGCAGTCCGAACACCGCGGCGCCGTCAACGACGACCCACACTACGCCCGCTCGGCATCGGCCGAACCGCGGCGAGGGGCCAGCGCGCGCGCCGTACTGCGCGTGCTGATCGCGATGGGATCCGGCGCCGTGCTCGTTGCGATGTTCCTGCTGTGGCTGGCAGCGCCAGCCAAGGCCGATCCGCCCGGCTGCCTGACGCAATTCTGGCTGATTCCGTTCAAGTCGAACACGCGCACGATCTGCGACGGTCCGATCCAGCCGGACGGATCATGGCAGCGCGCCCGCGAATTCTGGTCGCCGGCCTACACCGCGCCGGCCCGGACATCGTGCTCAGGCGGATATCGGTACTCCAACTGCACGCACTACCCCGAGCAGTTCGTTCCGCGAAAGTCCCTCGGTGTCGACGTCTATCCCGTCCGGCCCGAAACCGTGCTGCACGACGAGCCGGGGCACATCAAATGAGCGCCGGAAGCATGGACAACGAGCGTGTTCGCATCGTCAACGTCGACGACGAATGTGTGCTCGCCGTGATCGCGTTCCCGAACGGCGCAGTCGACATCAAGAGCAAGCTTCCAGCCAGCGAATCCGCGCGGGTGCTCCGGGATCTCGCCACCGCGATCGAGGCCCGAGGATGATCCGCGCGCTGTTCTGCCGCGGCCGGCACCACATCCGCACCGCCCCACGGCCGGCCGACGGTGGACTCGTCACCGTCGACACGATCGTCGCGCGGATCCGACGCGAGCAGTTCGAGGGCAACATGCGCCGCACCGCGCAGTCGGTCGCGATTGGGGTGCCGGCATGACGCGCCACGACGTGAAGATCGAACCGCGCTGGTTCGAGCGGATCCGGCAGAACGAGAAGTTCGCCGAAGTCCGCTACGACGATCGCGACTACCAGACCGGCGACACGATCCGATTCCAGCGCAGTGACACCGATGGCACGTTCCATTGGCACTACGTCACGCGCACAATCACGCACGTTCTGCGCGGCATGGAGGCGATCGAAGACGGCTACGTCGTGCTGTCACTGGAGGATCCGCGCGTCGCCGAACACGCGCGCACTATCGCCAATCTGCGTGACGAAATCGACCGGCTGGCGCGCTCGAATCGCGCTCTCCGCGGCGCCAACACGCGACTGAGGAACGCGCGATGAGGGCGATCGCCGGCGGCGCCGCAGCCGGCCTACTGATCGCCGTCCTGGTCCTGGCCGTCGGCGTCAACGCCGCGGCATGGATCGCGCTCGCGCTGTCGGTGGCGGCGATCGCCGCCGGCGCCGCGGACTACGTGCGGACGCACTGATGGCGGCGAACCCGGCGCGGCCGGGATCCGACGGCCGGCCATGGCCCGGATACACGGTGCGCTTCTGCCCGGTCTGCCGCCGGCACGCCGGCACGCACCGCGCGCAAGTCAACGACGAACGAAAGGAATTGGTTGTGTACCACCAGCACGACGACACCGCCGGCCGGCCGTGTCCCATGGGCGGCAAGTCCGCTGCGATCCGCGCTGTCGCGTTCACCGCGACCGACACCGGCGCCCCGCCGGTCCGGGGGCGGATCGCATGATGAAGGCTGGACTCGACACGCAGACCGCCGCGGTGGTCAACAGATTGTCGGACGCGTTGCTCTCGATCGGCACTGCGATTGTCCGGGTCGCGGATTCGCTCGACGCGAACACCGCGGCGATCGAAGAGGCGAACCGGCAGCGCGACGACCTGATGAACGGGCCGCGCGGATGACCGCCGTCGGACTGCCCCCGCTGAAGTGTGAGAACTGCGGATACGCCGAGCGTTACAGCCGGCAGCAGGTCGGCGAAAAGCCGGCGTTCTGCACGGTTCACGAACGCTGGCTGTGCGAAGGCTGCCGCGCGTTCATGAACTGCGTCGACGGAGGACACCGCGTCGTCAACCAGGCGCCGCGGGCCGACATCACGAACGCCGTCCCGAAGAACGACGGCATTTACGCCAACATCGACGAGGACGTCTACCACGGCGACATGCTGTCGCTGTCGTCGAGTGGCGCACGGGATCTGCTCAACACCACGCCGGAAGAGTTCGACTTCAATCGTCGCGTTCCGCGGGATCCGAACAAGAACTACGACTTCGGGCACGCCGCGCACAAGATGGTTCTCGGCAAGGGCGCCAAGCTGAAGATGCTCGACCCGAAGATCCACGGGCTCAAGGCCGACGGGAAGCCGTCGAGCTCGCCGACGTCGACGGCGATGTGGCGGAAGGCCGCGGCCGACGCCCGCAAGCAAGGTCTGATTCCGATCGCCAAATCCGACATGGAGAAGGCGCAGACCATGGCCGGCCGCGTGTTTCAGCACCACGTCGCCGCGCGACTGTTCTCGAAGGGCGCCGCGGAACACTCGATCTACTGGCACGACGACGCGACCGGCGTCCGGTTGCGCTGCCGGCCGGACTTCCTACCCGATCTGAACCGGCCGATCTGTGTCGACTACAAGACGGCGACGTCGGCGAACCCGCGGCAATTCCAGAAGGCCGTCGCCGACTACGGCTACCACCAGCAGCAGGCGTTCTACGAAGACGGTTTGGCCGAAATCGGGCTGGTCGGAGTCGGATTCCTGTTCGTAGTCCAGTCGAAGACGGCGCCGTTCTCTGTGTCCGTCTGCCAGATCGACCCGGAAATCGTCGAGCTTGGCCGGCGTCAGAACCGCGTCGCGATCGAGACGTTCGCGCGCTGCATGGAGCAAGACCGCTGGCCCGGATACGAGGGCATTCAGTCCGTCGGGATGGCCGGCTGGGCGGTCAAGCAGATCGAAGACCAGCTCGAAGAGTTCGAGCTTCAACCCACCGCATGAGAGAGGCACCAAACACCATGACCAGTAGCGAAATTGACAAGATGGACCCCGACGCCGGAACGCTCGAATGGCTGCCGCCGGCACAGGCGCCGTCGGCCGTGTCGCGCGCGATGCTCCGCGAGCACGCGCAGATGATGGCCGACGCCTATCAGCTGGCGAAGGGCATCTGCGGAGACGGCCGGAACGGCACCGGCCTGATGGTCCCGCAGCGATTCCGCGGGAAGCCGGAAGAGGCTGCCGCGGCGATGATCTACGGGTCCGAGCTCGGACTCAACCCGCTGCAAGCTGTCCAGCGCGTCGTTCCCATCCACGGAATGCCCACGCTCGAAGCCCGCACCATGGTTGGTCTGCTCAAGGCCCGCGGATACAAGATCCGCACCGTCGAGCAGTCCGACACCAGCGTGACCATCGAAGGCGTTGCGCCGGACGGCGAAACGGCGTCGAGCACCTGGACCATCGACCGCGCCAAGCGCGCTGGCTACGTCCCGACGCCAAGCTCGCCGGATTCGAAATGCCGGCCCGACGTCGACGACGACTGGGTGACCGTCACGAAGACCTGGGACGGCAAATCGAAAAAGTCGGTCGTCGGGAACATGAAGTACATCACCGACCCGCAGGCGATGTTGAAGGCCAAGGCACAGTCGGAGGTTTGTCGCGACCTGGCGCCGGACGTGCTCATGGGTATCAGCTACACCCGCGAGGATCTGGAATCCGAACGCCAAGACCAGTTCGAGGACCGCCGGCCGACCGCGGCGCCGGCCCGGACGCAGCGCGTCACGGTCGACGAGATTTTCGCTGAAGAGGTTCCGCTGTCGGCCGACGGCGTGCCTGGCGACAACCCGCCCACCGCCGAAGAGGTTCGGGCCCACCAGACGCCGGCCGGCGACGTGACCGAGGACCAGGGCGACGGGGCCCCGGATCCGGGCGAACCGTCGCCGGCCGAGCAATCCGAAACCGTGGTCGAGCCTGAGCCCGAGCCCGAGCCGGCGCCCGACACTACCGCTGCCGCGGCGGCGAAGTCGACGTCGAAGAAGGTCAGCGCGAAGCGCTCCACGGCGCCGGCCGCGAACCCGGAGAAGCCGAAAACCCGGATGCGACAGGCACTCGAGAAGCGACTGTTCGCGTTGATCGGCGACGCCGGTATCGCCGGCGACAAGGACCGCGACGGCCGGATCGCTGTGTACCGCTCGATTCTCGAAAACCAGTCGATCAACTCGACAGACGACCTCGACGATCCCGCGGTCGGGAAGGTCGCCGATCAGCTCTACGCGTGGCAGCAACAGAACGAACTCGACGACCAGATCGCCGACATTCTCGCCGACGCTGCTCGCGAATCCGAAGAGACGTCCGCGGCGCCCGCTGCGGATCCCACCAGTGAAGGGAACGACCAGTGAGGAAAGCCGAGAGGGACCGGCTGGCGCGGGAAACCGCGCTGGCGCACGCGATGAAACACGCCGACGGGTACGGCACCGCCGACGGCATCACCGCGGACGCCGAGACGTTCCGCGCATTCCTGGCCGGCGAGACACCGGCCGCAACCACCAGTGAAGGGAACGAGTGACCATGGGACTGATTCAGGACCAGCCCGAAGATCTGCCCACCACGAACGCGCTCGACGCGATCGAGGATCCCGACGCCGAGCAGGGCGGCGAACGCGCAGAAATCTATCTGTCCGGCGCGCACGTCGCGACCCTCGACAACGCGCCGACCGGCGCCGGTGCGCGGGTGACCCTCATGGTCGAACTCGAAGTCGTCGAAGAGGGCCACAAGTACAAGGAGAACGGCGACGTCGAAGTCCCGATCCGCCGCTGCAAGCGGGTCGGCGACATGTGGCGCCCCGGCACCCCGAAGCCGCCCACGAAGGAGGAAATCGCCGCACAGCAGGCCGCGGCGAAGGCGAAGGCCGCGGCCGAAGAAGCCGCGCGCGAGGAAGCCGAACGGGCCGAGCAGGAGCACAACGAGCCGCCCATGTTCGACGAGGACGGCGACCCTATCGAGCCCGACGCCGTGGTGGACGCCGAAGTCGTCGACGACGACGAGGACCAGGACGCCGGCAGCACGAACATCGTCCAATTCTCCGACAGTTCCAAGGGCTGAACATGTTTGCTGGCAGCGCTGAGCACTGGATCGCCGAGTGCGAAAAGTGCCACAAAATGTTCCGGGATTCACCCGAAACGGACGGCGTTTGCCCCCACTGCGGACACGAAAACACGTTCCCCGACGCATGAAACGGGTCGCCGGCCGGTCAAGACGCGCGCCGGCCGGCGACCCCATCCCACCCCGAAAGAAGGCTCGCAATGGGACTGCCGTGGGTACGTCTCGACACACAATTTCCGTCCAATCCGAAGATCCTGGCGCTGGTCGAAGAGAAGAAGTTCCGCGCCGCGTTCGTCTGGACGGCATCACTGGCCTACGCCGGCGCGCACGGCACCGACGGATTCCTCCCGACCGCAGTCCTGCCGTTCCTGCACGCAACCAAATCCGACGCGAAAACCCTTGTTGACGTTGGTTTATGGCTCGAATGTATCGGCGGCTGGGAGATCAATTCGTGGGCTGAGTTCCAGCCATCGAACGCCGAAACGCAGGAGCGGAAGAAGCGCGCCAAGGAGGCCGCGCAGAAGGCCGCGCACGCCCGCTGGCACGGCGGCGCCGGCCTGGATAGGGGATAGATCGACCATGCGATCGACCATGCGATCCGCAATGCGTTCCGCATACGCCGGCGCAATGCGTTTGCGATGCGGTCCGGCGATGCTACGTACGGACGGACGTACGGACTTACGTAGAACCTCACTCACCTTGGCAATGAATCTTGCTGTTAGCCAACGCGCGCGACGAGCAGAACGAATTTCCATCGAAGGTGTGAAGCGATGAGCGTCGAAGTCGGCGACCGGCTGGCGCCGGCGCCTATCGCGGATGAGTTATCCACAGGCACCGCGGCCGAAGTTCAGGCCGAAACGATGGCTCGGATCCGGGCGAACCTGGCCGCGTGTCATGGCTGCGGCGCTCCGCTCGGCGTCGAGCACCCCGAGCACCGGCCGGACTGCACCGTTGAGCCGGCGCCCCTGCTCTGCGAGGACTGCGACGCGATCCGACTTCCGTCCGAGCGATCGCCAGTCTGGCGCTACAACGCGGCAACCCGCACGTACCACTGCCCCAACCACCAGAAAGGCACCACCGCATGACCGAGCTACACGAGATGGGACCAGGGCCCGACATCCGCGCAGGCGCATTCATCGGCGCATGGGACCGCATCGAGGCCGCGCAGAAACTCAAGGCCGACGCGAAGGGTCACGTCGTCGACCCGCTGCCCGAGCTCTACTGGGCGACGCTCGCCGAAGCCGACGTGCTCGCTCGGCTCGCGACCGCCGACGAAGATCCCGGACGTGACGCCGGCGCGGTCCTGGTCGAGCGCGATCGGCTCGACCGTGAGCACCGCGCGAGGTTCAAGGACGCGCTCAACGGTGCCCGCCGGCACCCGCACCGCGCGGCCGGCGACGAGCTCGTCGCCGAGCACCAGGAACAGGAGTCCGGCCGATGACCGCGCGGAACGAGAACGTCGCGATCTTCAACCCGCTTGTCCTGCCGCTGCCGAACTGGCAGCCCGACGGGCCCGACGGCATGATCGACGGATTCTTGATCCCGTTCGTGTTCGTCGAGCAGCGCAAGGCCGGACCCGTCCCGAACCGGCGGGCACATATCCGCGTCTATCCGACCGAATACGGCTGGCGCGCGGCGCTGCGCAACTGCCAAGACCACGCCGAGACGGCCGAGCAGGCGCGCGCGTTCGCCGCAGCATGGATCCGTGCGGCCGAGCTTCTCGAAAACGTGAAGGCCGGCCAACCGGCCGACGTCGAGCACCAGGACGGCGACCAGTGATCGCCGTCGGAATCGACCCGTCCCTGACGTCGACCGGCGTCGCCGTCCTGGTCGACGGAAAGCCCGTCCACTACGGCCGATACGGCCGGCCCGGACACAACGGCGCGAGCTACACCACGCGAAGCCGACGCGTCCGGCGCATGATCCGCGAAGTCACCGAAGCGGCACTGACCGCCGGCAAGCCGGACGTGTTTGTGATCGAAGAACACCCCTACGCCGTGGGCAACCAGGGCAACGAGTTCGATCGCGCCGCGGTTTGGCACGGCATCTATGGGAATCTGGACGCGCGCGAAATCCCCGGCGTCGTGGTCAACAACACCACCGGCAAGGCGTGGGTCACCGGCGCCGGCCGCGCGTCGAAGGAGGACGTGATCGCCGTGATCGACGACTGGTACGCCGGCCAGCTGGCCGAGCCGCTGGCGTCCTGGCGCAAGAACCAGAACCCCGACGATGTGGCCGACGCGCTCGGTTACGCCACGATGGGCGCATTCAAGCTCGGCGACCCGCTGCCGTTCGAGCCGAAAGAACGTCACCGAACCGCGCTCGCGCTGCTGCCGTGGCCGAAGATCGCGACGGTCCGATGAGCACGATCGACTACGAGAACCCGCGGTCGGGCTGGTCGGCCGAGTGCCACGATTGCCCGTACACGATCGAGCCGAACTACGGCGCGCGCGTGTGGCCGCGGTCCGAGTCCGGCGACCGCGGCGGCGTCGAGCGCTGGGCCGCGCAGCACGTCGAGCGATTCCCTGGACACCGGCCGGCGATCGACGCGTTCACGCGCTGGACGATGACGATTACCGAGCAGATCACGCCGGCCGTCTTCGTGCGGCTCTGGCTTCCCGGCGACGACGAGCGGCCGGACCCAGTGGCCGAGCTGCTCGACACCGTGCGCCGCGTGAAGAACATCGTCTGGCAGAACTTCGGGATCGAGCCGTCACCTAGCCCGTACCGCGCGCTGCCGGCCGGCGCGATCGACGTCCCCCGCACAGATTGGGCCCCCGCATGACTCGACGCATGACACCCGACGAGCACTTCGACGAAATTGAAGAGCTCGGACGCAAGATTTGGGAATCGCTGCCTGACGAACAACGCCGGCGACACCGAATCGACCGAAGTCGGCTCACCCAAGGCGCGCAATGCGTCTGCACATGCGGCGAAGTCGCCGTGTACTGGGTTGCCCACCTGCAAGACGTTCGCGACCACGCCGAGCTCTGGGAGCGGTTGAACGCTACTGCCTCCAACCCTCAGCGGATCCTGCTCGGACTGGGCCAGATTCCGCCCGACGAGCTCGGCGCGTGCTGCGGACACGAGTACCGCCGGCACCTGGTCGGTCTCGACGGTTGCGCAGCGTGCGAACACATCGAACCCGTACACGCGCGCTGCACCAGCTGGCGCCGGCAACTGGAAGGCGTGGACGCATGAGCTGGGAACCGATTCTGGCCGCGCTCGGCGGATACCTGTTTTTCGCCGGCCGCGACGTGTTCCGCGCCGTGATGCAGTCCGAGTGGATGTTCGGCCGGATCCTGGCCGCGGATCTGCGCGTGATCGACCGAGCTCAACGACGAAAGGCGAAGTGACATGTCCCGAATCTGGGGCGCCCTGCCCGAACTGGATCCGCTCGACCCGAACGCGCCGGCCATTCCGTCGGCCGCGTGCTGGTGGCGTCATCCGCTGGTGAAGAACGAAGACGGCCACGAGCTGATCGTTCGCACCGACTCGACGACGGACATACACGCCGCGCGGCTCGGCTGCTGGGAATGGTTCGACGGGCTCGACGAGCAACTGATTCTCGGCGTCGACGTGTTCCGCGTCGAGCACACCTTCGACGGCGCACGTTCCCATATCGACGTCCTGGCGCTCGACGTCCCGACGCGATCGCCGGCGTGGCGGAACCTCACAGAACCCGGCGAATGGTCATACGCCGGCGACTTCGTGATTCCGAGCGAAGCGTTTGTCCGGCTGCCGTATGCGGTGGCGCCCCGTCCCGTTCAGCGCTAGCACCCCACGCCGCGGGAATTGTCCGTGGGCGACGTGTGTCCAACTGGACGACATATGTCGCGTATGGAACAATTGTCGCATGGACAACGCACCCGCCACCAAGACCCAGACCTTCTCGATCGAAGCGGAATCCGGGAAGTACGGACCGTTCGACACCTACGCCGAAGCCCGCCGCTACCAGCGCGAATGGCAGCTGACCGGCAGCAGCGTAGTCCCGAACTGATCCGCCGGCCGGCGCCCACCACGGGCGCCGGCCACCCGAAACCCACCAGACCCGGAAGGCCCACCATGACCGCGATCACTCTCCGCTCCGTCGTCCACCCGAACGGCCGGCTGATGCACCACGTCGGCGACCTCGACGGATTCCGCGTCGAAGCCCACCAGAACGAACAAGCCCACAACGCGCGCACCGCCGGATCGTGGTTCCTCACGATCGCCGTCGCCGGCCACCCGCTGCGCTGCTACAGCCAACACCGCACCCTGACCGACGCCCGCGCGTTCGCCGGCGCCGTCATCGCCGAGCTCAGCGCCGGCGCCACGCACGCACAGCTGCTCGCCGAGCACGATCGCCAGCTGGCCGGCGACCTGCTCGCCGAGCTCGCCCCCGAACCGGCCGAAGACGACGCCGAGCACGAAGCCGGCCCGATCGTCGTAATCCCCTGCGGCGCAACCAAGCTCGACGGGCCCGCCCCTGCTGACCAGCTCTACACGTCGCAGCACTTCCGGCTCACCCTGCGCGCCGCGCACAAGCTCGCCGAAGACCAGGGCGCCCGCGTCTTCATCCTGTCCGCGCTCCACGGACTCGTCGCACCATCGACCGTGCTCGAACCGTATGACGTCAAGATGGGCGACGCCGGCAGCATCAAGCCGGCCGCACTCGCCGAGCAGCTGGCCGCGATCCACGCAACCACGATCACCACACTGTTGCCGCGCGCCTACCGGCTCGCGCTGGTCCGCGCCGGCGCCGTCGTCAACGACCTGTACGCCGACGCCCCAGGCATCGGCTACCAGCGCGGCGTCGCCGCGCAGATTCTCGCCAGCCGCCAGCACGCCGTCGCGACCGATCCCGCCGGCTACGTCTACGCCGGAACCCTGTTCTGATGGCGAACCAGACGGCCCGCGACCCGCTCGCTGTTGCGTGCCCGATCTGCGCGGCGGATCCCGGCGAATCTTGCCGATCGGCCAGCTTTCCGTCGCTCATCGTCGAGCACCAAGCGCGCCGAGAATCGGCCGCGCCGCCGGTCGGGCACCTGTTCAGCCGCACCGACACGATTACCCGCTACCCGTGCCCGCGCTGCGGCGACATGATGGCCGAAACCAACCGCGGGCCCGTCCATTTCGAGATCCTGCTCAACGGCGCGAAAACCGTCTACAGGGAGTGCCGCACCGGCGACCAAGGCGCCCTGTTCGGAATCTCGTAACGGTCCACGACATCGGCGCGATGATGGAGGGATGAAACCCACCATGCGCGCCGGCCTGATCGTGACCGCTGCAATCGTGCTCACCACCGCGGCGCCCGCCGGCACCGCAGCCGCCAGCGAGGCCGGCTTCCTCGCACGCCTCGGCGTCGACTACGGCTACCAGCTCAACGCCGAATCCATCCCCGCCGCGCTCGAAGCCGGCCGCATCCTGTGCGACGAAATGCGCGCCGGCACACCCCGCGACAAGCTGACCGCCAGCGTTTACCAGGCAATCCCCGGCGTCACGCAGGACCAGGCCGGCGGAATGGTGTTCGCCGCGCACACCGAGCTATGTCCCGAGACTGGCGAGTTCGACGCCCCCGTGTAACCCGACACGGCGCGACATTCGCGCGTATACGACAAATGTGCTCTCCCGGCTATCGTCGGGGGAGCACATTCGTTTCCGCGACCAGGAGGTTTCCCGACATGGCTCCCCGTGACACCAGCAAGCCCGACACCACGGCCGACACCGACAAGGCCGACAGCACACCAGCCGCCAGCACCAGCACCCCGGCCGAACCGCAGCGCGTCGTCATCGAACAGGCACCCGCCGAGCCGGCCGTGTTCTACGGCGAAGGTGGCCTCGTTCCCGGATCCGGCAACGCCACCGACCCCAACAAGCCGCACGTCAAGGCCCACTACCAGCCCTTCGACTGGTAACCCCACAACCGGATAGTCCGCGCTGATGGCCGGCGTCGATCGCAACACAGCCACCCGCGACCGGCATCGCCGCGCCATCCAACGCGGACACCCCGACTGCGGCAGCGAGCACCACGACTGCTCCCAGAAACACCCGCACTGCGGGATCTGCGGAGAACCCATCGACTACGAGCTCCCACATCTCGACCCATGGGAGTTCGTCGTCGACCACGTTGTCCCGCTGGCCCAGGGCGGCGAAGACGAACTGTGGAACAAGCAGGCCGCGCACCGATGCTGCAACCGCGACAAGTCCGATCGCGTGGCCGAACAGCTGCCCGTCGGCGTCACGTTCGTAACCACCCGCACCTGGTAGCACCGACCACCACAACCAGAGGACCGCACACTGTGAGCACCCAACAGGACAACTTCGCCCTGTATCACTGGGCACCCACAGCACGGCGCGGACAGATCAACCGCTACGGCCTACGCCCGGGATCGCTGTCATCCGATCGGTTGTGGCGCCCACCGTATGTGTGTCTCGCCGATAGCCCCGTCCTTGCATGGGATCTGATCGGCCGATTCCGCCCACTCATCCGCGACTGGGATCTGTGGTGGACCAACGGCGCAGCGGTCTTCCCATTCGAAACCATCCCGTTCGACAACGGCGATATCCGCGAATACCGCGTCTACCACCGCATATACAAGCGCGACCTATGGATGGTCGGCACACGCACCAACGAACACCACCAGGAGAACGAACGATGAGCAAGCGAATCGGCATCGTGGCTGGCACCCATGCGCGGATCCGAGAGATGGCCGAATCACTCGGCTATCCACGCGTCAACGTTGTGCCCCTACCTGCACACTCCGCTTCCGATCTGATTCGAGGCCGCACGCTCGATGTGCTTCTGATCGACGAACCGTTCGCAACGTCCGACCTGTTCGAGCTCGACGACCTCACACCCGCACTGATCGGCAGCGGCGGACCAACCTACGTCCTGAGCCAGCCGTGAGCGCCGTCATCGAACACGGCCCCTGCAAACACTGCGGCCGAACCATCCACGCCGGCAGCCCGGCACGCGGATACGTCCACCGACTCGACAGCGGGCACACAGGCAAGAGCAGGTGCGACCCCGACGAATCAGGCTTGCCCTACGGGTACAACGCCGAGCCGATCGGCCAGCCGTGCGGAATGCCCTGTCTCGGCGAGCGCTACCCCGACGACAGACCCACCCCGGGTGACCCATCCCCGCCCCCGCACGCGCCCCCCATGGCAT